CGAGAAACAAGGAGGCAATGGTGAGGGTGGTTCCTGTAACGGGCTGGTCAAGGCGGAGGGTTCCTGAGGAGGGGACATTCAGGGTGTAAACCCGGGAGATGAAGGAGGCGGTGACTTGGCTGGAGGCGACACCCATTGTGCAGTTGGTAGCGACAGCGGCTCCGAGGGCAGAGAGACCGGCGCCGGCAATGCGGACGGAAAGCAAATACTTTCCCTTAGGGATTGTGAGTGTGGCGGTCGGTTCATTCCACTGGAGGTAGTTGGTGCCGGGGCCGGTGAAGCTGGCGCCTACCCAAGGCGTGGCCAGAGAACCGGTCGTGGAAGACAAATTGACCGAAGCGTCGGGGGTGAGAGGTTTAGCGATAGGCCCGAAGAAGCGGATGTTGTAGCGGAGACGGAGAACCACATCTACTGATTCAGTACCGGGAGAGCCGTTGGAGACAAGCAAGAAGAGACCGTTGTTGGCATCGTTGGCATCGGGGTCTACGATGGGTTTATTCTTGTTATAGCTGCTCGCCCAGGAGGCAGTGACGACAGCCTTACGGTTAGAATCCAGCTGGAGTCGCTGAGATTCGGATGGGCGGCCGCAGGCTTCGACAGTGTTCAACAGCGCCTCAGCTTGACTTGGGATCTGGGAGGGGTCACCGTTCGGAAGATGTCTAATGATAACATAATTCTTAGAGAAGGCATTACCGGTGGTCTCGGCCTCAAGGGCCATCACACCATGCCAAGAATCGAACTGGCGTGCGACGGACTGAAGACGTGGCGGGGAGAGGGGATTAACCGGGATCTGAGCGAGGAGTTGACCGGGGACGGAGGAGGGGGTGATGGTGACAGTGAGGAGTCGCTCGGTGTCTCGGAAGTGAACCTCTGACATGTTGGGGCGAGGGGCACGGGCTCTTTTCGGTTTCCGTTTGCGCATAGCGTTCTGGGGTTGTGCAGATCGCTTGGGCTTGTTGCTGGGCCCAAGCTGTTTTCGGGACCAGAGAGAGGGGATTTGGATTTTGCGTGGCATGTTTGGTCTTGTGGTTGGTTGGTTAGTGATATGAATGAATTATTGACCCCTAGAAGAGAGTGCTGGCGATGGTTGCGAGCCCTCTCTTGAACATACGCTTACCATCGCGGGTGTGCTTGCCTTGAGTGTGCGCGAGCTTGTTGTTGCCAGGTGTCTTGTAGAAGATCGCTTCATGTTGGGAGAGTTCATTGAATGGGATTTCACCACGGGAAAAGCGAACAATGAACGAAAGGAGCACGTCGAAATCGGAAGTCACTCTGGTGTTGTTCCAATGGTGGAGTGAGTTGACGACGCACATGTTGTTCCCGGCATCGATGTCGATAGGTTTCAGGGTTCCGGCGAGAGCGGAGGCGTAGTTGTCGTAATCCTCCTTGTTGTTGTACGCGCGAGAGGTAATCTTGGCGGCAATGCGGGCGAGGTCCAGAGCGACGCCACGTGGTGACACGAGGAAAGAGACGAACTGACCGACAGCAGAGGAATTGGGTTTGAATTGGAAGCCGCACTGCTTGTTGTACCTATTGAGACGTTCCATGTTGAATGCGACGTTGGGTCCACGGGCGAGCGAGTCATCACCTTTGATGTACAGTTTGTCGAAGTCGGTCATCACATCTAGACAGATCGCTAGATTGAAGAGACAATTGTCGACAAGGGTGTGAGGCGCACCAGAATCTTTCTTGTCATTGACGACAAGAGAGGACTGGGCCGCGCAGATGCGACGGGTCTTGAGCTGTTCGCAGAAATATGAAACGAGTTTGGCGGGACAACCGATGCGAATGAGGGCTCTCTTGAGGATCTCACGTGTCAGGTTGTTCTGGTTGGAGTCGAACTTGGTCCAGTCATTGTCGATATAGCGTTCACCCTCCACTGTGTCCTTCTCGAGAATCGCCATGACTTGGGTGTCCGACATTTGAGAGAGGATGCGCACAGTTCCCTTGGATTGGTTGACAAGGACTTGTTCGAGGAGGCGGGTCCAGGGTGCCATGATGAGATTGAGAGTCTTTTCCCAGGCAGAAATACCTTGGCCTGCCTTGTCCGCTTCCAGAGGATCTTTACCGAGCATCGGTTTCTGTTGGGCCTTGAGAAAAGATTTGACGAGGTTAACGGATTGGTCAGTCCAGGAGTCGATTTCTTTCAGTTTGGAAATATCATGTCCGCGCTCCTGCATTTTCTCAATGGCTTCCAAGAAACACTGGTGGTGGGCGTTTTGCGGAAGTTCCCAGTTGAAGTGATCCTCGACACGTTCGAAGAGTTCTTGCGCGAGTGGTTTGCAGGCTTCATCAGGCAAATTCTTGGTGGAATGGGTGAGTCGTTCGAGATTGGTGCGCAAGAGGAGGTGGCTTTGGTGGCCCCTGGTAACCATGACACGCTGAGGGGCCTTGAATCTGTACACCTTGTGAGACTTGGATTCGAACTGTTCTTCGTCACCGAGAGCGGCTAGCCTGATAACACCCTTGGCGTCTTTCCCGGTTTCTAGCTGGGTGGAGGTGACGGAAATTTCCTCACGAGGCGCCAAGGCGGGGTAGTATTTGTCCAAAACCAAACAAGCGGTGCCAACCTCGGACTTGCAGAAGGAATAGGGGGTGACCTTGGGAGCAGTTTCTTCCATGACGACTCCTTTCGGCATCGGAGCTGCATCGACAGCCTGAAGGTCCACATTGGACTGATCCGCGGTGATGTTGAGCGGGGCCTTGTCGTTAATGAATGTGGTGAGGTCGCCGTTCGGGGAAGAATCCTTGATGAAGAGGTTGGTGGTGTGCCTTGTGAGTCCAACGATCAAGTGGTTGGGGCTCTTACGGATGAGCTGTTCCTCGGCATGAGTGCCTGAGTAGTGGAGAATGACACTCGAAAAGGTTTGGCCTTGGCACTCATGAACGGTGAATGCATTCTTACCGGCGAACTGCTCTATCTGGCTTTTGCATAGTTGGGTGAAGCACACATTGACTGCCTGGTCATTCTGGAAGTTGGCGTTGACGTGAGTGATGGATGCGTTACGCTTGGAAACCGAGGAGATTCCGGGGTAAGCCGCGCGAATGATGGGCAGAGCCGCAATGTCCTGAGGGCACCTTTTGGTGGTGGTGATGTGGTGACGGGGAATTGCCGGGAGAAGGGCTTCCAACATGGTGACCCCGCGCCAGAGACCGGAGAAGTCGACGTGTTGGATTTGTTTTGGGTCCCCGACGATGAGCACCTGATGCTCAGCGGCGATGAAATTGATGTAGGCGATAGGGAGGGTGAAAGCTTCCTCAATGATAACCAGGGCCCATTTTTGTTTCTTAAGGGCGCGGAGCCCAGTGTGCATGGTGGCGGCTTGGGATGGTGCATTGAGTTCCTTCTCGTACTTGTCAGCAAGGGCGCGGGTGGGGCAGAGTACGAGCACGGGACCGGAAGGAATGGTGGCTGGGATGATCTCATTGATGATTGTACCGGTCTTAGCCCCGCCAGGGACGCCAGTCAGTGCGAACATGTTCTCGAGATGAAGCCGCGTTGGTTTGCGGAGGACGAGTTCGTCATGAGCACTCTTGAGGGCGATTTTGAGCGGTTTGGCTTCAGCTTTCTCGGAACCTTGGAGACATTCACGTACCAAGATCTCATGCTGTTCTTCAGCCAGGTAGACGGGGCCGATGCCCGGGTCTACGTTGACGGGTTTGTTGAACTTGAGGGCCCAGTCAGGGGTGATGCGACCGAGCGGTGTTTCAGGGGCAAACTGGTGCTCTTGGGCTTGAATGATCTCGTTCAGGGTCTGCTCTGCCTCTGGAAGGGTCTCAACATTGTAAGAGAAGAAGACTTCTTCGTTGAACCCGCACTCTTTGAAGGTGTCATGGCGGTGGTAATCCTCGAAGAAAGAAAGAGTGCATCGGTGGAAGAGGTTAGACGTAGACTGAGCTGCTTTGGCGTCTTCTGCATGGTGGTGGAGAATGTTGAAAGTCTGGCAGATCCAACCGTAAATCTCTCCGAAGAGGCTGCGCCCAGCTCCAATCTTATCCATGTGGGCGAAGGCAGCGTTAATGATGTGGGCATCGAACCGGCGTTGGTACGCAGAGAGGATGTAAACCGACACGCAAATGTCGGAAAATTCTGACGAGGTGCAGTGCCATCTTTGTTCGACGGTGCGAGAACCAAGGCGAATCTCTGAAACGAGGGTGCGGGCGTAGGCCTTCACAACGTCCAGGCTGAAACCCTTCTCGGCGCGAGCGTTGATAAAGTCGAGAAGCTTGCGCACCTTCGCCCCATCGGTGATGATGTAGTTGGAGTGGTCTTTCGGATCGAAATTACGTTTGCAGAAGTTGCGAGCTGCAAGCATGCGGAAGTTAGGGACCCTGATGAGATCCGAAAGAGCGTTCGGGATGGTGAAGGAAAAGTTTCCGGGTGCAGTCGAGCGGTAGATGTTTAGCTCGAATTGGCTCCCGTGGTAGGCAACCTTCTCGATGATGACATTGAAGCCGAAAGGGGTAGAGAAGCCTCCCGTGGTGAGGTACGACATCCAGGTCTTGTAGTCATGAGTGTAGGAGAATGCGGTGTCTCCATTCCAGCCGAAAGTGATCTTACCGGTCTTGAGGTCGTGCTTGAAATGGTAACCCTTCTCGTAACTGGTCCATTCCTGGACATCCATGGCTTCGGTCGGGAAGTGGAGAAAAGCCTTAATCCGGTGAGTGCCGTGGTTGCGCATGCCGACGGCAAGGTCCTGGAAAGAGATGTCATAGAGAGAATGGTTTGAAATGGCCACTTGCGCAGTGGCGATGCAATTCTGCCAACCATTGAGACAGAAAGTTTCCGTGGGGATGCCAGAGGCGAGATGCTGGATATCTTCCCACATTTGTCTGTGGGAGATGCCTCCGGATTGGACAGCGAGAGTTTGGGTGGCTGTCGGACGGTAACCGCGAACTTCGTTGGACATCGCGGATGAGAGGTGGCGACCCTGGTCGCGAGCCGAACGCAGCGTACAGGCATGTGGGTTTTGTTTCCCAATGGCTATGCGGGCGAAAGAGGCTGCGTTGGGGCCGATCTCGATGAACGTGTCTAGGTTCTCGACGAACTTAGCCAGTGCAACAGCAGCGATAGACTGGTGCGCAGCGGCAAGTTGGTGTGAGCCTGATGGAGGTTGCTGATTCCCAGGGATGATGATCATCGGGGAATAAGCCTCGGAGAGCAGTTGGTAGTGCTCAGGGTCTAAGGCGACACGGACCTTGAGACCGTTCCGATAGAGTTGGGTGAGTACAGCATTGTCGTGATTCTCACGAGTAAGCTGGTTCGCTTTGCTTTGGAGCATTTTGAAATAGGCGTTTAGGGAAGTCGGGCGGATTGTGCCGAATAGAGACAATCAGG